TCGAGACCCTGCAGGGCAAGATCGCGCGCAAGGCCGCGGTCCACTCGCAGGACTTCGCGCTGACCGAGGAGTATCATCGTCTCTCGGTCATCAAGAGCGGCATCCTCTTCGACAGCGACGGCACGACCCAGATCTATAATTACGCGACGGAGTTCGGCGAAAGCCTGCCTGCCGAGGTCGACTTCGATCTTGACAACACAAGCCCCGCCGCTGGCGTGCTCCGCAGGAGGTGTGCCACGCTGTTGCGCGCGATGGCCGACAGCCTTGGCGGCCTGCCTTTCCGTGGTGTGATGGTCATCATGGGCAAGGCCTTTGCTGACGACTTCTACGCCCACAAGGAGGTCCGCGAGACCTACCTCAACTATTCGGCGGCGGCCGATCTCCGGGCTGGTTACGTCTCGACCACGGGCAAGACCTATGGCGGGTTCGAGTTCGGCGGCATCGTGTGGGAGGAATACCGCGGCGGCGGCAGCGTGTCGGTCGGCGATGACAAGGCCCATGCCTTCCCCATCGGCGTGCCGGGTCTCTTCAAGACCCTCTATGCGCCGGCGGACTACATCGAGACCGTCAACCGGCCGGGCCAGCGCCTCTATGCGAAACAGTGGCAGAAGCCCAACGACAAGGGCGTGAATGTGGAGTTCCAGATGAACGCGCTCCACTACTGCACGCGTCCGCGCGTCCTGATGCCGCTGCGCCGCACGTAAGGAGGTCTGACGCCATGGTCTCGCCGTTCGATGCTCTCGACGGGCTGGTGTCCTCCGCCGTCGAGACGGCCTATGGCGAGGCCGCAATCCTGACGCCGCGCGTGTCCTCTCAATATGCGCAGCGCTCAGCTGACGACAATCGCCCCGCGGCCAATGTCTGGGGCGTCTTCTCGGCGGGCCCGGGCGAGTCCCAGATCAAGGGCCAGGCCAGTGGCGGCGAGTTCTCGGGCTCGACCCGCATGCAGGTGATGCGGGCCGAGTTCTGGATGACCGCTGCCCAGGTCTCGGCGCTCGGGTTCGCTCCCGCCAGGGGCGACAGGATCGCATTCCCCGGCAGGGCTGGATCGCCCGTCTACGCCGTCTCAGGCGTCCAGCACACAGACATGGGTGACACCGCTCTCATACTCGTCCGCGAGGATCAACCCGCATGAGCCTGTCCCGCCTCGCCATGCGCATCGCCGCGGCGCGCGCCGTCAAGGGCGCCACGCTGGCCGAGGACCGGGTCTTCGACAGCGCCATCGATCCCATCGACCTCACCATCGCCGAGAACCGGCAGCCGATCCTGGTGGTGATGACCGACGAGCATGAGGCGATCCCCACGGGCCTTGACCTGTTCCACGCCGATGTCTCCTGCGATCTCGTCATCGAGGCGGCGATCGCCGCGCGGGTGGAGATCGAGGACGAGGTGACGATCACCATTCCGCACACCGATGAGGGCATGGAGCTGGTGCTCGACATGATCGAGCACCAGGTGATGGCGGCGCTGACCCGCGAGCGCAACAGCTGGTCCCGGGTCTGGATGAAGCTGGTGCCACGTGTGAAGCGGCGCCTGTCGCGGCGCGGCGCTTCCGCCGAGGGCGGGGTCCGCTTCGCTGCGAGGCAGATCGTCCTCACCTGTGACCTGATCGAGGCCCCGGCTGACGGCGCGGTCCTTGCGGCTGGCTCAACCTGGGCGGATGTCCTCGCCGTCATGGAGGAGGATGAGGCCCTGGGGCCGATCGCCGATCTGCTGCGCCTGACCATCGAGGGTGCCGAGGTCGCCCAATGGAAACGGGCGGCCAACATGCTGGGGATCCACAAGGTTACGGCCGCTGCCATCGGGCTGGGTCCGGTCCTCGGCGAGGGCGGCGATCCAGCCGTGGTCGAGGGCATGGCCGTGACGGGCGGCATCAGCGCAACCCTCGATGACGGGGCGGCGGTAGAGCAAGGGTTCCCGAATGGCGATCCGTGAACTGGTCGAACTGGCCTCCCGCGTGGCGGAGCTTGAGCGGCGTTTCTCCGGCGCCATGCGCCACGGTACGGTCGAGGAGGCCGACGCGGCCAGGCAGCGGGTCAGGCTCAACTTCGGCAAGGATGTGGATGGCAAGCCGTTCCTCTCGCCCTGGGTGCCTTACGCCCAGATCGCCGGGGCGCTCAAGGTCCACACGCCGCCGTCGAAGGGCCAGCAGTTCACGCTGTTGTCGCCTGCCGGCGACTGGCAGCAGGCTGTGGCGCTTCCGATGACCTGGAGCGACCAGAACACGTCGCCCTCATCAAAGGGTGACGAGAACGTCCTCACTTATGGGAATGTCACCGCCACTATCCAGGACGGCCTCTGCGAGGTCGTTGTTGGCGACGTCAGCCTGAAACTCACATCCGCCGCCGTGACGATCACGGCTGGCGGCGTCAGCGTTGAAGTGAGCAATGCCGGTGTCGCGATCACCGGCGGCAAGGTCACACACCAGGCCAGGAACATCGGCTCAACCCACCTCCACGGCGGCGTGGTGCCCGGCGGCGGGCTTACCGACGTCCCGGCAAACTGAGGAACAGACCAATGACACGCTACATCATCACCGAGAAGGCCGGCCGCTTCGTGGCCGGGCGCAACAATACGGGCGTTGGCACCGTTCTGGAGCTGACCCCGGCGGAGGCCCAATACGAACTGACGCTCGGCACGCTGGCCCTGGAGGCCGAAGCGGATGAAGGCGGTGACGCCGCCGATGAAGGCGAGCCAAAGCGCAGGTCCAGGACGAAAAGCGCCGGGTGATCCTGATGGCGGTCGATCTCAACAGCCCGTCGGCAGGCCTCGACGCCGCGACGGGCGGGATCATCACCGGCTGGGACCATGTCGTGCAGTCGCTGGCCGACATCTTCGCCACGCAGTTCGGCACCCGCATCATGCGCGAATGGTACGGGTCCTTCGTGCCGAACCTCCTTGGCCGTCTCATCACGCCCGACGAGGTGGTGCCATACTTCGCAGCCATTACCTCAGCCATTGAGCAGTGGGAGCCCCGCTTCCGGGTCACGCAGATCCAGGTGGTCGAGGTGACCCGCGACGGGCAGCTGCATGTGTTTCTCGACGGCGAATACCGTCCGCGCGCTGTCTATGGGGATTTCACGGTCGATGGCGCGCGCCGCCTCGATGCTTATGCCAACCCGGACGGTATCAGGGTTCAGGAGCGAGCGGCATGAGCCACGACACCGCGCTTGATCTCTCCGTCCTGCCGCCCCCTGAGGTGATCGAGACGGTCAGCTACGAACCTATCGTCACCCTCATGCGGGACGATCTGGTGGCGCGGTTTCCCACGATCGCCGGGGTCATCGACCTCGAGAGCGAGCCCGCCCGGAAGCTGATCGAGGTGTTCGCCTATCGCGAAATCCTCCTCCGCGCCCGCGCCAATGACGTGGCCCGCGCCAATCTCCTGGCCTTTGCCACCGGCGCCGACCTCGATCATCTGGCGGCCTGGTATGACGTGACGCGGCTTGCAAATGAAAGCGATGCGCGGCTGCGCAGCAGGATCGTTCTGGCGATCCGCGGCAGGTCGACGGGCGGCACCGAGCCGCGCTATCGCTTTGTCGCACTGAGCGCCAGTCCGCGCGTTGCCGATGCCGTGGTGTGGCGCGACGGGCTGACGCCGGTCGTGCGCTGCGCGATCTACGCCACGGACAATAATGGCGTCCCGGACGCGGGCCTCATCGCCACGGTGGCCGGACACCTGACCGCGGCGGATGTGCGCATGGTGAACGACACCATCGCCGTTTCGGCCGCCGTCCAGAAACTGCAGAACATCACAGCACAGCTCACCTTGCTGCCCAATACGAGCGAGAGCATTCTGGCTGACGTCGAGGCGGCGCTCAGGGCCGACTGGCTCGCTGAACGCCGTTTGGGCTTTGACATGACGCTGTCCTGGATCACGTCACGGCTGATGCGCGCCGGCATCTACAAGGCTGCGATCACGCTTCCCGCCGCCGATGTGATCGCCCGGCCCAGCGAGGCGATCTCGGTCGGAACGGTCACGCTGACGGTCGCCGGGCGGGATTTCTGATCTCATGTCCGACCTTCTGCCTTGGCATGCCACGCCGTTCGAAAAGGCGTTTTCGCTTGCCAGCGATCCGGCGGTGCGGCTCGATACGCCGATCACCATATCGCGCGGCATCAAATACATTGGAACGCCGCCGCCGTGGCTGCCGTTCCTGATCTACGAGTATGGGCTGGGCGAGCTGTCGCCCTATGTCCCGAACCTCTACCAGCTCATCGATGACGGTATTCGCTGGCAGCGCGTCAGAGGGACGCCAGCCGCCATAGCCAGGGGGCTGGGCTGGCTCGGATACTCAGGCGCCATCGAGGAAGCCGAAATCCGCCGCGCCCGCTGGCACCTGTTCCAATTGCATCTCGGCAGGGTCCGCGACAGCGAGGAACGGGACCTCAACCGGATCGAGGGCGTGACGCAGCTGTCAGTCCCGGTGCGTTCGCATTTCTGGCGCGGCTTCCGGACCCATGACCTGCGGGCCCTGGAGTATTCGTGGAAGCGGCGCTCAAACGCCATCTACTCCGCGCACTCCGGAGCGCGCATCCGGACGGGCGGGGCAAAGTGGAGCTTCGGGCGGCTCTACGAACGCGACCACACCATGACGCAGGCAGAGCTCACCGCGCTGGGCGCTTGGCTGCCGCCCGTGCCGCCTCCCGCCACGACGGTCTGGTCCGCCACGCCATGGCCGGCCGCACCCTGGTCCGACGCCGGGATCCAAATTCGCCGCGACACCATCATCGGCAATCTTGCGGCGATGAGCGCCTGGATCACGTTCCTGACCGCCGGTGGCGCGGTGATCGGGCATCGCCGCGCAAGGGTTTGGCGGCGCGTGACCAGCGGCAGCGTGGCCTCGCCCTATCAGGTGGGCGGGTCGTCATTCGATCCGCTGTCCGCCGGCGTGACCGGCGCTTCGGCGCTTTACGTCGAGGCCCAGACGGATTTTGGCGACGGCTACGGGCAGACTGCCGCCAGATGGCAGGTCCGGCTCGGGGCGACGCTGGTTGATCCGGCGCGGCCCGGCCTTCTTTGGGCTCAGCCATCTGAACTGACGGGTGGCGCCGTGGCCGTCGAAAAGACCGAGACCATTGAATTCGGCCGCACGGTTCGCGAGCGCTGCCGCGCCGTGCTGCGTGTCGTCTAGGAGAGACAATGCCCGCACCCTTCAACCATTCCTCCGGCCTCGCGGGCGTATATGACCGGACGCCGGACAAGCCGCATGTGGCGCGCGTCCTGTTCCGCGAGGAAAAGCTGGCGCAGGCCGCCGAGCACATGGAGGCGCAGAGCATCGCGGAAGCGCGGAACCGCCGGATGGGCGATCTGATCGCAAAGGACGGCGACCGGGTGACCGGCGCTGAAATCCTCGTCGATCCGCAAACCGGCACCGTGGTGCTGGGTGCCGGCACGATCTATGTGCAGGGCGACGTCCGTCCGGTTGCGGCTCAGACCCTGAACGGCGTGCCGATGACCGGCGCTGTGTCAGTCGGCGTTCGCCTCATCCGCACCGTAGTGACCGAGGTCCAGGACCCCGATCTTCTGGGCCTCCACCCCGGCTCCGAGGCAGAGGGCGAGCCGGGTGCCGGCCGCGAGACGGAAACCATCGCCTGGGGCCGCTCGGGCGACGGCCAGACCGGCAACCTGTTCTCGGTCTATCTCATCAAGGACGGGGCGGTCGTCGACCAGACCCCGCCGCCCCAGCTTTCCGGCGTGACGGCGGCGCTTGCAACCTATGACCGCGACGCCCATGGCAGCTACATCGTCGAGGGCTGCCGGGTGACGGCGCTGGGCAAGACCGGAACCAGGCAGCGTTTCTCCGTTGAAGAGGGTATCGCCAACATCTACGGCTTCAAGCGCAGCCGGGACGCGGCGATCATCCACGAGGAAACCGAGGCATGGGATACCGAGACCATCGCCGCCGAGCCTTCGACCTTCGCGGATGGCGGAACCGGCACCGCCGTCATCACCGTGCTCTATCCGCCCATCGCGACGCTGACCTCGGCGATCGTCACCAAGGAGGTGACCCGGACCATCATCAAGGGCACGACGAACAGCGCCGACGCGCTGCCCGATCCTTCGGTCACCTCGATCATCGAGGTCAGGCAGGGGGCTGCCACCTATGTGGCCGGTACCAGCTACAATCTGCTGAATGACACGGTGTCGTGGGCGCCGGCGGGCGCCGAGCCCGCGACGGGATCGAGCTACACCGTCAAATACCGCTATCTTGCCGCGGTGACGCCGGTCACCCAGACCGACAGGACCGTGACCCTCACGGGAGGTGTCACCGGAACCACGGTGCTGCTGAGCTACAGCTGGAAGCTGCCGCGCTTCGATCTCCTTTGCCTCGATGCCAGTGGACTTCCTGCCTATGTGAAGGGTGTTTCCATGCGGCGCGCGCCGCAGCCGCCCATTGCACCCGTCACGCTGCTGCCGCTCGCCGTGGTCGAGAACAACTGGATGGGCACTCCCACCATTCGCAACATCGGTGTCCGGGCCTATCACTTCACCCGCATCCACCGCATGTATGAGAAGCTGGTCGATGCCTTCAACCTTCTGGGTCTGGAGCGGCTGAAGCGCGAAATCGACAGCCGCGAGCCGGTGGCGAAAAAGGGCGTCTTCGTCGATCCGCTCATCAATGACTTCTACCGCGATCTCGGCACAGCCCAGACCGCCGCGGTGTTTCAGGGGTCGATGCAGCTTCCGATCACGCCAAGCTTCTTCTATCCGGCGCTCGCGGCACCAGCACTTCTGAACTACACCGAAGAGGTGATCGCGTCGCAGCCGCTGGTCACCGGCCAGATCAGGATCAATCCCTATAACAGCTACGAAAATCTGCCTGCTTCGATGAAGCTGGAGCCGCCGGTCGATTTCTGGGTTGATCAGCCACAGGATACGCTTCAGCAATCCTTCGTGACAAAGCAGGTGGTGCAGACCGTCGAGCGCAATGTGACTGGCAACAATCCGGGCCGCCGCGTCACCGAGACTGTGCGCGAACAGGTGTCGGTCGACGAAAACCTGGTTTCCGACGCCGTGGCCCTTTCGCCATTCATGCGTCAGATCGCCGTCACCGTCACGATTTCCGGTTTCGGCGCGGGCGAGAACCTGTCGAAGCTCGAGATGGCCGGTGTCAGCGTCAAGCCGCCGGGCACACAGACCGCGAATGGCTTGGGCACGATTGCGCTCGCCTTCACCATTCCGGCGAACATGCCCGCCGGCCGGGCGATGATCTACGCCGAGGGGGCCGGCGGAAGCTGGGCGCAGGCCCTGTTCGTGTCGAACGGCTACTATGACGCCGACACGATCCAGCGCACCACGACCGTGACGCGCTTCATCACGCGCACCGTAACCACGACAAGGGCACCACGGCCGCAACCACAGAACCCAGGCGTTCCGGTCGATGGCGTCAGGGAGCCTTCGCGCTCGCCCGATCCCGTGGCCCAGACCT